GGATCGCTCCTAATTCACGATAATAGTTCTATGGTTGAAGGCGTTATTTTAGGTATTCATGTCGCTGGCTCCAGCGCATGGATGCCTTCAATGGCCGCAAAAGGTTACGCGTCTTGCATAACACGAGAACACATCTCGTCTGCCTTAGCCAAATTTGATAAGATTCATACTCAAGGTCCAGTGTTTGATGCTAAACATATGGAAGAGTGTGACAATACCTTATTATTTGGTGAGTTCCCAGTAGTAGCCAAGGCTAAGCCTGGTCTTGCATTAAATGTTCCCACTAAATCTGAGCTGGTTCAGATGGATGACTTTTATGGCAAGATGGGTGAAGCTACTATTAAACCTGCCCATTTACATCCTTTTAAGACCAAGGATGGGGAGAGAATTGACCCTATGAGGAGAGCTGTACTGAAGTACAGTGGTTCACAAGCTTTTATGGATACAAAACTTGTGAAACTTTGCGTCAAGGATACTTTTAATGATATGATTTTAGAAAGTAAACATGATGTACCAAGGGAAATTCTTACCTTTGAGCAGGCGGTTGAAGGAATCCATGGTGAAGAATTCATCAATGGATTGCCTAGGGGCACTTCTGCCGGTTGGCCTAAAGTAAGAACCAAAGATTCACCTCTCAGAGGTAAGAAGGCATGGTTCGGTAGTGAAGGAGACTACGACTTTAGCACAGAGAAGTGCAAGGAACTTAAATTAGAGGTCGAAAAGATAATAAGCGATGCAAAGAAGGGTATAAGACCTTCTGTCGTTTTTATGGATTGTCTCAAGGATGAGACACGACCTATAGAGAAAGTTGAAGCTGGTAAAACCAGATTAATTTCAGCTGCTCCATTAGCCTATTTAATAGCCTGTAGAATGGTATTTATGCGATTCACACAATGGGTTATGAAAAATAGGGTAGCTAATGGTATAGCAGTTGGAGTTAATGCCTACTCGAAAGAGTGGTCTTCCATTGTTGATAAACTTCATGAAGTTTCTAACAAAATGTTTGATGGAGATTATGGTGGATATGACACTAATCAAAACAAACAAGTTGGTGATGAAATATGTGAAGGAATTAATGAATGGTATGATGATGGTGAGGAATGGGCGAATGTTAGAAGAGTTTTCTTCATGGACATTTACTCCAGTACTCACATCTGTGGTGATAAAGTTTACCAATGGGTTAAATCTTTACCATCTGGACATCCTCTTACCACGATCGTTAATTCTATCTACAATGCCTGTCTGATCAGAATGGGATTTGTCACCGCTATGGACAGAAATTATGCCGCATTGAAGCTTTTTAAAGAGGCAATAAGGTATATTGTTTATGGAGATGACAATGTCATTAGTGTTCATAAAGATTTTAGAGATAAATTTAATTGCATTAAATTCGCGGAATTTATATCTACTATCGGTATGGAATACACTGATGCTCAAAAGACAGGGACTTTGTCTGATACTTTTAAGTCCATTAAAGATATTTCTTTCTTGAAGAGATCATTTGTATGGGATACTCATTTCAAAAGGTTCATTGCACCTTTAGATTGGAATGTTGTAAGACAAATGTTGTATTTCTTAAGAAAGAATATCGACATGAAAGGGGTCGTCATTAGTGCGTCCCAAAGTTTCCTGCGTGAAGCTAGTCTTCATGACAAGGAAAAGTTTGAACTCTGTATTCGCACATACAGGGATACTTGGATTAAGGAATATGATTTCCTTCCCAAGGTGACTGACCACCTCCTAGCCCGGGAAATAACCCTGGGCGAGGAATTGCGATACTAGGCACGATCGTGCCGCCCCCATACAAAATAGACTCTAAGGCGCTAAAGGGGGCGGTAATGCGCGCCATGTATATAGACATTATTTATTTAAATTTAATTTCCAGGATGTGTCTTTAAATAAATCCAGGGACCCTTAGAGCCAGGTGGGATGTTCAGGTCAACACCCATCTGTCACAGACCTGCTGCAACTGATAATAATTCAAATAATGATATAGAAAATAGAGAAGACAATTTCACCATTGTAAAAAATAACTTATTAATAGACGCAGTTTCCACCTCTGTTGACAGGGTGGATTTTGCAAGCCGGTCATTTAAAAATCCTTTAACTCCTATGAATTCTGATAATACTGCTCATGGGATAAGAGACTTTCTTTCCCGTCCTATAATATGCCCTAGTGGTAATATTTCTTGGACTACAGCACAAGTCATAGGTGATAATATTTTCACTATGTCTGTGCCAGGAGGAATGTTTAATCCCGGCACCCCATGGGGTGATAAACTTATCGGATTCCTTGGTTTTAAAGGTACCCTTTGTTTTAAAATTCAGCTTAATTGTCAAAGATTTCAGGCTGGTATTGCTCTCGTATCAGTTATGCCTGCTTCTAGTCATGTTTCTACGATTAGAAAAGCACTTGTTCAATCAAACATAGCATACAAGAGTCAATTACCTTCTGTTAGATATAACATTGCGGAATTGGATGAAGTAGAAATTAGAGTTCCATTCACTTCCCCAGAGTTATTCTACAACAGGACTGCGCCCATTGATTGGGCTACAGTTTATGTTGATGTCTATGCACAATTAACTGGTGGCGACATTAAAGGCATTTGCTGGTGTTGGTTTGAAGACGTTGAGTTCTTCTATCCAACGGCTATGTCTGGAATGACCGCTAGTTCTAAGACAAAGGGTCGCAAGGTCGCTTTCCAAGATCGTGAAGATCCCGGTGGAATGTTAAGTACTCCATTAAGTACTTTTTCCCGAGCTTTTCAAGAAGTGG